CAAATGGAATTGGCTCGTGAACAATTAGATGCACTTCAAGGATTAGCCGGAACTGAAGAAGAAAATAGAGAATCTGCTAGACGCCAAGAAGAAGCAAATGAGTTTTTATCTCAACTTGTATCTGGTATTGATGGATTAGCAGATTCTTATGATAAACAATTAGATGCTATGAAACCTTCTGGTGGATTATTAGCTGGCCTTGGCGCGGTAGCATTATTGTTCATGGATCCTGAAACATTATTTGCTGGTGTCAGAGCTGCAATTGATGGTGTATTTGCTATTGTTGATTCTATTAAAATGTTTTTAGATGGAGACTTTAGTGAAGGATTTGCTCTACTTGGAGATAATATTGGAGCCGTAGCTGCGATTGTTGGTACTGTTGCAGTATTATTCGGTGGTCGTATTATACGCTTAGTTGGTTCTTTGGTAAAAGGCGTTCGAGGCATCGCGCGTGCAGTCATGAAAGTTGGTAGATTTATTGGAGCATTAGCTGGCCGTTTTGGTGGTTTAGTAAAAATCTTTGGTAGACTATTTCTTCCATTTACTATTATTACTGGAGCTATTGGTGCTATTCAAGGAGCAATTGATGGCTTCAAAGAAGATGGTATATTGGGTGGACTCGAAGGTGGTATCTCTGGATTATTAACCACTATTGTTGGTTATCCATTAGACTTATTAAAGAGCGCGGTAGCATGGATTGCTGGTAAGTTTGGATTTGAAAATGCTGAAGCTACTCTAAATGAATTTTCGTTCTCAACACTAATTAGTGATTCTATTGGTGCTATATTCGATATGATCAAAGGAGCTTTCGATTGGATTGGAACTCTATTTACTGATCCTGTTGCTGCATTAGAATCTTTAGCTATGGGTCTTATTGGTCCCGATGGTATTTTAGGTGTAGTTACTGCTCCAATCGATAAAGCAATTAATTGGGTTATGGGTTTATTTAATCTTGGAGATCCTGATAGAGACTTCTCGCTTTATGACGTTCTATATACTCCAATTGATAAAACAATTACATGGTTACAAGGATTATTCACAGATCCAGTAGCAGCTATGCAACAAGCATGGAATGGATTAGTTGGTGAAGGTGGATTAATTGATATAATCTATTCTCCAATTGATAAAGCAATTGCCTGGATTCAAGGTTTATTTGGCTGGGGAAATCCAGAAGAACCATTTAAACTTTCAACACTAGTAAAAGATGCTTTCACTTCAGCAAAAGATTGGATTGTAGGTCTATTCACATGGGGATCAGAAGCTGGTACTGGTGAAGATGGATCTTGGTCGATATCAACATTTATATCTGGATCATACACTGCAGCAAAGGAATGGTTTACTGGCTTGTTTACTTGGGCTGCCGAAGCAAGCCAAGAGAATTTCATATTAGACTTATTCAATAATACTATAGAAAAAGTCAAAACATTCTTTACAGATCTATTTGATTTCTTACCATCGTTTGCTGAAATAAAAGCTTCGTTGCTTTCAATTCTTCCAGACTTTATGAAGCCAGAATCAATAGAAGAAGCTCGTCGCGGGATTGAAGAGCAAATCGCAAATGAGCAAGCTAGAATTCAAAGATCTGAATCTGGTGAAAATGAGTATTATGGCAGCGAAGAATCTGGAAGAGAAGATTCAATAGCAGAAATAGAAAAATTACAAGCTCAATTGGCAGAACTTCCACAGGCAAATAAGGGTGGCTTTATGAAAGCTCCTGAGTCTGGTGGATTGGCTATGTTGCATGGTGCAGAAATTGTAGCACCACTTGATTCTCCACAAGGTAAGGTACTAATGGCAATCAATGATCTTATGAATGCTAAGTCTGTTGCTGGTGCCGGTGAATATGGCGGAATGGGTGGACCAATGATTGTACAAGGTGGAAGTAATTCTTCAAGTAATAATACAAATAATGTATCTACTTCTACTTACACAATTCAACAAGGTATTACACCTGATGACTTCCTCAAACGAGACTTTATAAACTTCTCATACTGATAAAAAAAGGGACCCCGAAGGGTCCCTTTTCTCTTATTGGCCTGCAGCCAATTTTTGGAAATAACTCATTGTATCATCTTCATCATTAGATGTTTCTGGTACTGAGTTACTTGTTACTCCAGGTGATGCTTCTACTGGTTCATAACGAGATGGAGCTGGTTCATCAAGAGATACCGACTCCGCTGTAGTCATTACCATATCCTCTTGGCCAAGGACACGATTCAACTTCGTTTTTAGTTCATCGTATGTTTTATAGTTTTTAGGATCGAGGAAATCCTGCAAGCTATACAAACGATTGTAAATACCTTCTAGCTTTTCATCGTCATCAGACAAAGCAGAGGCATTTGCAAACTCAGATTTGTCATAGTTACGATAACCTGCAACCTGCTGAATCTTAAGTTTGAAATTCGCACCATCCCAGAAATCAAATGGATTCACCGGATCTTCATCAGCAAACTGCGGCTGCATAACATCCATAATCTTATCAAAGATCTTTTTACCAAACTTATAAAGGAATACCTTACCTTCATTGTCTGGGTTACCTGGATCAGAGACGACTTGAATATTTGCTACGTAATGCAAGCGACGCTTACGATCACGAGCAGTTTGTTTATCCTCTTCACGACCAGAATTCCACAGCACTGAATTCATTTCAGATACTGGATCATTTTGACCGATTGATGTAAGAGAATTTTCGATGTACCAAAGACCTGATGGACCTTGGAAACCGTGATCCCAATAACGAACCCAAGGGAGATCCTCGCCTTCGGGTGCTGGTAGGAAACGAATTACTGCGTAACCATTACCTGCTTTATCGACTGTTGGTTTCCACAAACGCTCATCTGCATAAGATTGCTTTTGTTGTCCACCACCACCGGCAGCTTCTGCTGCTTTAGTGAGTGAATCGATAGAACTGCGGTTACGTTTTAGATTTGAAAAAGACATATATTTCTCCGTATGTTTTATATTTACTGAATTATCCACATTCACATGATATAAGTATTATACACCAAAATTACTCTGATGTAAACACCCTTAGAACAATATTTTTAGCTTTTTGCAAATCATATTGAACAAAGGGTGAATATTTACGAATCTTTCGTGAGACATCTGGCCACACAATAGTTTCGCTTATTTCTTTATTAGCACGATTCATAAATCCCGTAAGTTGATTTAGAATTACTACTGACTCTATATTTATATCACCACCAAGGTAAGCTGTGATAATATGAGGATGGCCATCTTTCGAATCTAATACTTGATCTAAATTACCTAGATCAGATAGTGTGTTCATATCATTTTCGAATGTATAACCTAATGACTGCATACGCTTTTGATAAGACTTATAAATGTCTTCATCTTCAATCATTTCACCAATCCAAGTTTTATCTTGAATAAAGTGTGCAGCATAATAGTTGATTAGTTCTTTAGCACTATCAAATTTTCTACCAACCTTTGCAAAGAAATATTTATCTTTTCGTTTCCAAAAAGATTGTGGCTTTACAGAAGTCTTATAATTGTATTTGATAGCGTCATAACTATCAGACTCAAAATGTAACTTCATAGATTGGTAAAAGCGAAAAGCGTCGTATGGTTCCATAATCATATTGGCAACGTTGCTGTGTTTGAATCTTTAATCATTCGAAGCCGTTGAGCTTCAGCCGTAACTTTTTCTTTAAGACTAGGAGTGATTACCCTTCCCACATCTTCAACCGGAAACTCAAGTTCCTCACAAACTTCAAGGATTGCGTCTAAATAAGAAAGTTGAAACTGCTTTACTTTCTTTTCTACTACAGTAGAAAATCTTTTCTTTGTGAGTATCTTACCTTCTAACATTGCTGAATTAGTTCCAACGATAGTATTTGTGAGTTCCGATTTGTGTAGTGTAGTTGAGGGTTTTGGCCCAAGTTGGTCGAACATAGTTAGCATGATAGTGTGTTGCCCCTTCTGTAATATCAATATTGTTATACCATAAAGCAAGTGTTTCACGAACCACTATCTTAACTTTATTTTCTAATTCTGTATTAATCATTCGATCTGATTTACCATCGCAATACCAGCTAAATTGAC